TGTTATTATTTGTAATACCCAAAGCAGACAATAGACCCATATAGGTATTATATACCATAAATCGGACTATTGGTGCAAGTTAGACAAATATCTGCGCGGTTTGTTGTGGGCGTGTCAATTGGCTTACGACCATGGCTAAAGATATTGCAGCTGTAACATCACCGGCTGATTTTCTTCTAATTATGCGCCAGCCAGCATCGCTTGTTTTTGCGGCGCAATTATTTAGGTGTTGTACTAGATCTGCTTGACCGCTGTGAACCATTCTGCCATTAGCCATGGCATCGGATAAGTCTGAACATGCCTGGTAGAACGCTTGGCCGCTAACATCTTGCATGCGCCATCCACTTTGCTCTAATCGTGTGGCAATTGACTGCGTGGCGTATTTGTCAAAGCAGATAATATGTGGATGGTATTTTTTAGCCCACTCATTTATATCGCTAGCCATTTTTACTTCATCTATTGCAATATCGCTATGCCAGAGCTGTGCAAGGCCTACCGCTATTTTGCCATCTTTCATCTGACCCATAATTAAAGCACCGGATCTGCGCGTAGGTGCAATATCAAAGGCCATTATAGTCATTGGGCCGACAGGGATCTCTAATGTGCTGTCACTGCATGCTTCTATACTGCCATACACCCAAGGGCTGACTGTGCTATCTACCCACTGACATAACATCTCAGTACGAGTAGCTTCTACGCTGTTTGTGTTTACAGATTCTTCTAAAGTCTGCTCACTTATCAAATGCCCTAATGCTGGGTTTGCCATAGCCCATGCTTTACGATCATGAATCTTGCAATGTTGTGGTGCTGACCATTCATAGTAACCTAAATTGTCAGGTGGGTATGATAGGCAGCGTTCACGTAGATCATTAAGCACCGTACTAAATCCATCGCCAGCATTACTTGTCATCAACGTCATAGCTTGCGGTCTTGCTCTAGTTACCGGTAATGCAGCTGTAAATGCTTCCGGTGTCCATTCGCGTAACTCATCAATGTATAGGAAGTCGGCAGTCTTACCACGTGGTGCATCTCTAGTTGCAGCTGCAATCTCATAACGTGCGCCATTCTTTAATGTAATGGATTCTTGACCATTAGCCAGGCGAATCTGTCTTACTTGGTCTTTTAAGAATGGATTATCTTCAATCGTGTAAGCAACTTGCCTAAATGTATCTAATGCCATATTTCGGTTAGAAGACATGCCCAGCACATTCTTAGAGCCCCATAAGAACAGGTGGCTAAGAATTAACATGCGAGCCAAGTGGGTTTTGCCATTCTGACGTGCTACCAATATCAAAGCTGTCTTTTTGCGCCAACCCTGCTCGTCATCTACAGCTAGTAAATCATCCAGCACCCAACGCTGCCAAGGAATTAACGACAAACCAATTTTCTCAGCTAGTTCTGCTACCTGTTGTGATTTGGATGGTCCTTTTAATAATGGCGTGTGAATTCTAGGTTCAGTACTGCCAATTAGCCCGACCCCTCGTGAGGTCTGTTTTACTTCCGCATCATTCTGCATCGAAATCAAGCGTATCAGGTTTAATAAAGGGCGAATCCGGAACGGTCCGGACTGTCTCAGGGAGAGAAGAGTTCAGAAAGACAGGGGGGGTAGCCTTGTGGCTGAAAAAACGCCCACCTTTGCTGCTGTTACATGATTTACACATGGCACGTAGATTATCTGGACTCCACATATCACCACCCTTAACGCGTGGAATTATATGATCTACTGTATGCGCTGGTTTGTTACATACTGCACACTGCCAACCATCACGATCTAATATGGTAATGCGTAGCTTCTTCCACTTACCACTACCTAACTCACGCTCACTCAATGCCAGCCCTTTAGCTTGTAATGATCTAATGCTTTACACATAGAACCATATCTATTCATGTTGTACTTAATACCCCACTCTACTTGCTTATATCCATTAACAGTGCTAAGCCATTTAGATCTACCTTGTGGTATACCGTAATGACTCCCGTTTACAGCATTAGGATTCCACCTAGATTCTCTGTAATACAAGTAATCTAAACAATAGAACTCATCTAAGTTATTAAGCTGTATGAAAGCCCACTGACGATAATGATTTGTGGTATCAGCTGCAACGGAATAATCTTTTGAAAAGCAACTGCTAAATGCAATTAGCAATAGGATGGCCCAAACTCTGCGCCTTCCGAGCCTAGCCTTTGGCGGCTCAGCTTTTCGATTTAAGATCGAACGCTTTCTGTTCAGGGTAGCATGCCTTGTCAAATTGATTAACATAACCGCAGGTCACAAGGCGTGTCGAAAAAGGGCACAATGTTGTATTGATCTATCCAATTGTAATCGTAACCAGCCTCGCTCATTACTTAGCTCCAATCAATTGGCAAGTGTGGCAGTCCACGGTGAGAAACTTCCATCCACCACACTTACTGCATCTGCATATATCACTGTCAGGAATATGCAAAGCTTCGGCTATATTTTTAATACCCACGCATCCGCAGGACATGCACTGATACGCCTTAAAGCCTTCGGGCGTATCTAGTTGCTCTAGCCATAAGAACTCAGTTTTAGCCTTACAGCCATTACATTTGAATTGTGGGTACATTATGATAATATCCTTATTGTCTACATTGGCATTGAGTACAAATCAAGTAATTACCACTATGTATTAACCTGTCGTCATTACAAGCTATACATAAGTCAGTAGATGGTAGAAACTTTACCTGGTCGTTTTCCATTCGCTCCAGGTAAGGTCCACCTCTGTAGATTTCTACATATCCCATTTATTCACCCCCTTTGTCTTTTGTAAAGAACCAACCGCCTGTTGCATCTTGCTTAGCCCACACAGCATGCTCTTTTATATTGCCAGCACAAACATAACCGTAAAAAGGCTTACCTGTTGTTTTGCTTGTGCCTGACTTTAATGTGTGCCCCTGATCGCAACAGATTGTTGGTGGATTTGGCGGTGTTGGCAAAGTAATTCCATTTGTAGTCCACTGGACCGGATCATCTAGTTTGTTATCTACAGCAAACGATTCACGTAATGCATTTTCTACAGCTCTTGATCTAGTGCCTGGTGCTGAATAGTTTGCAACCTTTGTCATTTCTTCTCGAGATGGCCGTTTGCCCTTAGCTGCATAACCCGCGTTTGCAAGCGCACGGCCGATCGCTGAAGTTTCGCAGTTTTCCAATGCAGAAGTTGAATTGACACCGCGATCAGAAATGCTTTCAGTAGCAATGCCACTCGCGAATGGTTTTTCATCGGTTGATTTTTTATATAATTCAGCACTAACAATGTATCTAGTGTTTGAGGCCTCTTCAATCTTTGTTGCCACTCTTCCATCCGGATAATCCTCCCAAAATGTCGTAGAACTAAGCGGTCTGCCTAGTCTTTTTTCTACTGGTTCATAATCTTCAAGATTCCACATTAGTCAGCCCCCCATGTGAACGCGGTGTCCATTTCTGCATCCAGAACTGATTTGTATATCGAAAGGTAAGCAAGTCCGTCTTTAATACTGTCCTCGTGATTCGGTGATTCACTAAGCCGAGACACCTTGACGAGTGCCATACATAACGCGACTTGACTAGCCGTAACCGGATGGTTGAGGTATGCCGACCAGAGTTCACTGATCCGCTTATGGTTGTAGTAAGGATGACCGTAGACCGCTCCGCGTTCGTGGATCGTACTGACAACATCAGCTAGTAATTTCTCAGTTGTTGTCGGCATTACTTTTATTTTCAATCATTCTGCGGTGCATATCCCAGCCATCTTTGCGACCACGCCAGTAATGCGATTGCTTCGCATCTTCATACATGCCATAAAGCACTATTATTGCAACCATACAGGCTACCCATAATAGGCCAGCTTCTTTTAGATCCATATAGCCCTATCTGTCCGCAAACTTTGCGGTACAGGCATAGTGTTGCACCTGTGTACGACTTTGTGGATTATTTAGGGCGTAGTTTGTATAACGATTCGGTAACGATGTTACCCGTAATACCTGCCCAGTGCGGTAAATGAGCCATCCTTTGAGATCGGCACTAACGTTGGTGTTAGCGTCTTTCCTACGGCTTCTAGTATAGCAATACCCATCTGCCAATTTGCGCTTCCATAGCGTAAATAAGACGCTTTTTTTCTATCCATAAGGTTTCCTACCTCGACACCATATAAGGCTCTGTAATGGCTTCCTACGCCCTCTGCATAGGCACTCATGCCCAGTCTATGGGTGTGGCCACATAATACTGATTTACCCCACTTTTTAGCCAAGTTTAGGGCAGTTATACCAGCGTGCTGAGAAATATTGCCTTCGTCTCCATGGGCAAGCATCCAGCCTGGTTCAAACTCATAGGCCTCTTTGTGGTAGGTCATGCCCATATCGGCAAACCCCATAAACTTTGGGTACTGCAATTCTGGCAAGCTGATTAAGCCAGGTACTTTTAGAAGAGTGTTGTAAAGCCTGTCAGTGTGATTGCTCCGGATAATGTGGCACTCTTTGGAATACTCACTTAGATCCCAAAGAATCGCTTTAGTAAACTCGCGATCATCGTGAACGGTTTGCTTATAAGCCAAAGGTGTGCCCTCGGCCCATTTGCTAATTGTATTAAAATCAATTTCATCCCCGACCACCAGTACAGAATCAAACTTCTCCCTACGCGCTAACTTGATTACGTTCTTTACAGCTGCTTCATGATGAAATGGGATTTGTAGATCACTTATTACTAAGTATCGCTTAATCGTCATCCTCTTCTGGGGTAGGTATGGATGGGATAATGCCGTCTTCGCCTACTACCCAGTCGGGCATAGAAGATGGGCTATCCATTAAAGCCAATGCTAAAGGCTCACTAAATCCAGCTTTGCGCGCTGCTTTATACATCTCATGCTTGGCAATATAAAACACTTCTAGCTTAGATAAAGGATCGGGTGATTTACGTACTACTCGCCTATTGATCTTTTTCCGCTTACGTGTGTTAGCCATGTGATTATTGTCGCTTACTAATAATTAAAAACAGATCATCAACACGCTGTTCTAATCTAGTTAATTGATCTTTCATGCTAGATCCACCATTAGGACGTAATTCGTTTAACCAGCCTTTAACTAAAAAACGTAATCCGATTAGCACGCCTGACAGCACAGCGATAACGCCAGCCCCAAAGCCAGCCCATTCTGTCGGTGTCATTGTGCATCAATACCATAATCAGCTTCTTTACCAGAAGTAGGATCAATGGCTTTGATTAATGGAGCAATTAACGCACCTAGCATGACTGCATATTCGGGCTTAACATCTCCCACAATGGCTAGTGTTACAGTTATTCCAGAAGCTGCTACGGCTCTCAGATATGACTTGATTGCTGCCTTGTGTTTCTTTGATAGTTTCATTCTTGCCCCTTATCTGTAATTGACTGATTTGTGCCTATTAATAATCCGTCTAAATAGACTTCGTAAGTTTCAAGTCCATCTACAAGTCCGATGTATTTTGTTTCTATCATGTTAGCCTCATCCAATAAGCAGCATTTGCGCTAACTGTGGTTACATCCACACTACTTCCCAAATCGGTTTGTGATGCTTTGCGAAAAGCCATTTGTGGAAGTAATGCTGCCAAAGCAGATGAACCAAGAGCATTGGAAGCAAATGTTGGACTATTGAAAGTGCCACCTGTGTTGTAGCAAATCACAGCTACATAGTAAATACTGCCAGCGGTCATCGCATAAGTTGAAGTCAATGCGCGAGTGTTAAGAGTGCCTGATGCTGTGCCGATTGTTGAATCGTTGGCAGTAGCCCTTTGAAGTGTCATAGTTGTGCCAGAAAGAGTGTAAATACCAAGTTTTCTAACAGTAGTGCCAGAAACATCTGTTCCACCAGTAACACAGAGTATTGCAACATTTGTAACAGTAAAATCTCTTATTGGAACAACTGGAACAAAAACAATAGAACCATTCACAGTATTCGAATTAGAGTTGGCTATTGCAAGTCGTGGCAAAGTATCTATGTTTGTGCTCGATTGACTGTAAAGCCAATCCCAAGCAGCAGTAAAAGTCGATCGTGATTGAGCAGCAGCAGCCAAGTCATATGCAGTCTTAACTGAGTTAGGAGTAGCAGCAGTTGTTGTGCTTGTGCTAGATACTGAATCGGTTAATTGCAATACTCCAACAGCAGATGTTGTGCCAGTAGATACTGAAAGATTCGCAGCTGATGAAGTGCCTGCATTTGTTAATGGGGCATTGACTGTTACAACGCCTGATGAGCCTTGTGCGCCAGTTGCTCCGGTTGCACCAGTAGCCCCTGTTGCTCCAGTAGCACCATTAGTGCCGTTAGTGCCTGCAGGTCCTTGCGTGCCTACTTCTGACACAGTAACTGTATTGTTTACAGGCGTAACTGTTACAGAATTAACTACCTCAGTAACTGTTAAGGTGTTATCACTCATCTAGTTACCTCAGCATTAACTATTGCAGAACCTTGAATTAAGCGAGTAACAACTCCTGCACCTGATGTAATTTCTAAGTCATAGACATATGTATCTGGCACTAAGGCTGTTGTCTGTGTAGCAGTAATAGTTATGTTTATCAATCCTGTAGCACCTGTAATTACAATGCCAGCAGAAGGAGAAGACAAAGATAAGCTAGCCGTTGCTGAACTGACTGTCTTTCTTAACTGCATAGCAGCTGTATAACCAGTCAGGTTTATAGCTGTGCCAGCACTGTCTTTATAACTCAAAGCCAAAGTGTATGTTGAGCCCTGATCTATTAGTATGTTATATGTACTAGCCAATTTTTCCCCCTATTAGTGGTATGTCGAACGCTCTTCCATCCTTATCGCCTGCCTTTGTAAAGCTAACGTGTATGTGCTTTGTGTGCTTGTTAATTCCTGAGTATTTGCGCCACTTAAAATTAAGAATCCTGCTAGCAATCATGCCGTTATGTATTACGTAAGATATGCGCTTATCGGTTTTTGCACAGATTCTGATCTGGTCAGCCAGATAAACCGAGAGCCCTTCGGATGTATCCAAGCGAGAATCAATATCAATGGCTCGCACGCATCCGGTGCTGT